TCTAAAAAACGGTTCAAAACTATCATTATCAAATCCATATCTAAATTGGTTATACTGTTCTCCACCAAAAGCATTTCCACGATTGTAGGGGCTTGTAGTCTCAGACGCTTGCTTATATCCTCTTACGTTTCCTAACGGATTTCCTGCACTGTCAACTTCTGCATAATTTCCGTCTCTGTAATAGTATCTATAATATGCTTCCCACATTGCAGTAGTAACACCAAAATTGTCATCGTGAAATGTTATCATTACAGGATCGTAATCTAAACGTTTTTGAACAACTTTCTTTTTGTTATACTGGTGTTTAGTATCAACTTCAACACTAAATTTAGGAAGGTCAACTGCTTTTACAAGCATGTTTAATTCATTCTGATGTTTCTCAGTTAACTGAGGAATAACAGCACTTGCTCTTGGATTTATGTTAAATGTAACATGATAAAGAAATTTTTGTTTAGGAGCAAGCCTAAAACTATCGCCAACATACAATCTACTTGCATGTTGAAAATCTGCTAGGTTACCTTTAGGATTACTAGCACCTGAAATTACATTATCTAAAAAGGATCTATTACTTGCCATACTAATATTTATCCTTTGATATTATGTATGCAGATAATAAAAAAGGGAGCCGAAGCTCCCTTTTAATTTGTTAAAACACTCTCTAAGTCTTATTGACCACCAGCACCTGTTGCTAGAGTATTAACCGTACGTCCGATTGCTGTACCAATTCCAGTACCTTGCGGTGTTTGAATTGCGTTATCATAACGTATGTTTAATGTTACAGTTACAGGCTCTGAAGTTGAATATGCTAATGAATTATAGTTAGCACTTTCAATAAAGCAACCATACAGTTCGAATGTTTCTAAAACTGTTACTGCATTTGCGCCGTTGCCGCCATCAGTGATTTCAATTCTTGTTACGAATTTATAATCTGTTCCTGATGCCGCACTAGACTGTTCGAAGAAATCGAATTGTTTCTGTAGCTGTTCGCCAACTAGTTTTTGTACGTTATTACTTACATCATCACGTAGTGTTAATGTAATTGCTTCCCAAGTATGTTTACCTGCATAGTAAACTTTTGAGTTGTACACGTCTAGTGTCATGTTTTCAAATGACAAGTTAGGTCTAGTTACATCTTGTACTTGCTTCGTTAGTTCTGTTGTCGGTGTTGAAACTCCAAATCCTTCTAGAAATACTCTAAAACGATATTGTAGTTTCGGCATCAACAAGCCTTGGTTGGATGCAGAAGCGTTGCTATCCAAAGGCACAGTTAATTTTGAGAGTGTTGAAATTGCCATGTTATATGCTCCTGTTATATATATTTATCAACTTATAGGCCTGCTATTTCACCGGTATTTTTCAAGCGTAGCGGTATGTAGATAAACTCAACTGCTTTCACAGGTTCAATAGCTATGTCTACATGCAACTCATTACGATCAATTCTATTCGGTGTGTTGTTTGATTCATCACACACAACTAGGAAGTCATAAAGTGCTCGTTGTCCGACTAATTCTAATAGTAGTGCATCCACTTGCTGTTTCATCTCATCACGTGTGATCTTGTCATTTGGTTCAAAGATAAACGGTTTAGCAAGTTTGTTTAACTGTGAACGTAAGTAAATTACAAGTCTTGCAACATTGATTCTATCCAATGCACTTGCATTTCTTGCTCTTGTCTTTTGTCCAAAGTTAACTAGGCCTGCACCTGTTAAGAATGTTATTGGGTTAATGTTTAGTGAATATAGTGTATCTCTTTGACCTTCGTTAAGTGCTACACTTACAAATTCACCTTCACCGTCAATGTATCCTGCCGCACTTGCGTTAGTAATACCACCACGTCTTGTACCTGCTGGTGCAAACCATGGATAGCTAACTTGATCGCTCAGTGCCATTGTTCTTAGTATACCGTGTGATGCTGGAACAACTACGTTATTACCTGCATTATCACTTGTAAACAAGCTAGGGTAGAACACACCTAAGTATTCATCTCTAGACACTAGTCCGTTGTCGTTATCTTCAACTGCTAGGTTAACATTGTTACCCCAATCATTAATTGATGTTGCGTCTGGTGTAAGTCTCATCGGACTGTCACCTACGATAAATGCTGTTAAACCTCTATCGTTGTTTAGACTAATCATTTCACCAATTAGTTCTGGATAGTTTGGAGTAGCCATTACGTTAAACAATCTTGACTCATCGTCTCTAATGTCTTGGTTGCTGTTTACTAGGCTTTGTAGAGCTTGTACAACAACTTTACGCTGTGCTTTACGTCCAAATGTACCTGAACCGTCTTCTTGGTTTCCTGACTCAGTTACCCAACGATGTGTGTAGTATGCATCCATTGACTCATCGTTAAAGCGTGTATTATCTAATGAAGTATTAATGTAGTTACGAACAAACTTCTTAACATTAAATCCAGAACGTCTTAGATTCCATAACAACATACCTTTTGGATATAGTGCTGGATCTGGAGCGTCTGGGTCTAAGAAGTTGCTGTTTAATAATGTTGCAATGTCGCCTGCTTCACCACTGTTTGAACCTTGAGTGTTGTAACGTGCATCTGCAAATAGTACACCATCTTCTGTTGTTTGATCGCCTTTGTCTATTAAGTTCCATTTTGCTGTAGTAGCATTGTACTTGTAGATAGTTGGATAGTTTTCAATATCTGCTGTATCAATCCAAAGATCACCAGTTTTTAATGCTGTGCCATCTGATTGTAAAGTTGGCTCTGTTGCACTAACAATTGGTCCTGCTGGATCAGTTTTTTCAGCATCACTAGCATCATAGAATGGACTAGTTGCATCTAAATAACCTACCCATGTGCTTCCGTTATGGATCATAATATCCACTTCGTCAACAATTGAGTTATACCATAGAGCGCCATCTGCCGCTAGTGCATTTGGTGCATCTTCACTTGCAGTATAACTTAGTACTTTCCAGTTACTTGCTACAAAATCAAATGTAGTATCACCTGCAGGAGCCGCATATAAATTAGGAGATCCGTTGTTTGCATCAACAAACGCACTTAATCCTAATGTTGTAAGGAATCCAGCTGTGTTACCAAGTCTGAAGTCTCCACCTTTACTATGTGAAATTACAACTCTGTTAACACTATCAACACTTGCACTTACGTTTGCTAAATTCACTGCGTTAATGCCCTCAGCGATTGTTTCAGCGTCACTAGTAGTACCATTACATGTTACATTTACTGTGTATGTAGCACTTAGAGATGAACTACCAATTGTTGTTTCTGCAATAGTAAATTGATGTGCTCCGGATGCGATTGTTCCGGTTTCAATTTTTTTAGTTGTAATTGAAGTTGGACTTACAGCATTTCTTCTGTAAATTTTAAAATCAAACAAGTTAGGTGAATCTTCAGCAATGTTGGTTTGAGCGTACAACGTACCAACAGCAAGATTTTCTCCGCCGCCTGTTTTGTCTAAAGTGTTTAGTGCAGTTTGGTTATCCGCATATACTGGAACAGAAGCGTCTTCCCAAAGTTTGGTAGTATCATTCCAAACTTTAACACGCACTTTAGCACCTAAATTAGGATCTGTAGTTTTAAACCAAACAGAACCTGTAGGTCTTACTTCAGTGTCTGTTGCTTTAAATTCCGGAACATTTGTATGTGGAGCAATGCTTAAAGCAGGAGCCCAATAGTCTTTTGTTCCATCTATACCTAATGTAGTTAACGGAGTACCAGTGCTATCAGCAATATCAATGTTTGCATTGTTGCCGACTTTTACATAACTTCCGTTACTATAAAGTGTAATTTTGTTATCTTCAATTTTAGCTGTTACACCTGTAGTAGCTGTATCAGCGTTAATATCTGCAACAACTTGTGTTAATGTAGTGCCTGTGAAAGTAATTGTTTCACCGTTAAGATCAATTGCATCACCAATATTAAATGATGCCGCATTTGATGCTACACTACCTTGTAATGTAGGCCAGCTGTTTTTCCATGCCGCACTTCCTACTTTTACCCAAGAATTGTCACCGTTTTTGTAATATAATCTGTTCCAAGTAGTTGTTGCAACTAGAGCATATTCTCCAATTGAACCTACTGATGGTTTTGGATCTCCAGTTTCGTCATTACCGACTAATTTTGTTTTATCAGTAATAACAGTTGGAACTTTATTTGTGAATGTTTGTCCGCCTGTTGTAGTAATTGCATTACCGTTCCACTCAAAAAGACCAAATCTTGAAATTTGAGTGTCTAGCCAATATGTTCCATTTGGTGGGTTTGCACTTGGCGCTTCTGATGTTGCATTTAATTGACCTGTGTCAATATCTGCTCTTACAACATAAGCTCTGCTTGCTACTCCTAGATATGAGTAAGCCGCTTGTAATCCATATTCATTAAGCTCTCCGCCATGAACTGGATTGTTATTTGAATCTACTATAAACTCGGGATCTCCAAATAGATCAGTTAGCTCACGCTGGCTTGTAATTAAATACGGCTTGCCTGCATTTGCTTTAGTAGTACCTGAAGCGATGCCTGTTCCTGCACCGTTATTTTTATTTTCTTTAGATACCACAAAGATCATTGGAACTGTGCCCGGTTCTGCAGGTGTGTAGAAACTTTCGTCTATTACACTAACCTGTACACCTGGTGATACTAATGCCATGATATTTCTCCTGTACGCATTTTGTTATTACATGTATTTATACATCTAATAGTAAAATGCCCTACTTTATACCTAAGAAAAGGTGGCAAAAAGGTGAGCTTTTAATTAAATACAATATGAGACCATTATGTAAATGCGGTTTTAGGCCTGCGGCTGTAAACTATAAAAAAGGAAAGAAAACATATTATAGAAAACTATGTGATGTGTGTTTACATCACGGAAAACTTAAATATGGAATTCCTAGATGGGCTCAAGCAGGATATAAGAAAAAACCTAATTGTGAAAAATGTGGCTTTAAAGCAATAGACACTAAGCAATTAGATGTTTATCACATTGACGGTGATCTTAATAATTGTAGGATTGCAAATTTAAAAACTATATGTGCAAATTGTCAACGGGTTCTTTATCGTGAAGGCGTTCGCTGGAAGCAAGGTGACCTTGTACCAGACTTTTAAGTTGTTCTATAGTACCGTTATTATCAATAACATTATTAAAACTTACGTTTGCCCATTTCCATTCTGAAGGATGTACGTCTTTAGGTTCTACTCCAATATCTTGATACATACGGAACCATACAGGATCAGCACCTCTGCGTACACGCCATACTTCCCCGTGAATGCTTTTGATCATATTTGCTTCATTATCAAAGCGTACATCTGGAATAACATAATTGCCAGGATTATCTATAATATGCTTTTTTACTAAACTAACCCAAATACCATCGTAAAATCCATTACGCATACACTCTGTACCAAATAGTTGTAGGACTAATCTTGGGGTAATTGTTGTGCCGGTTTCAGCTGACCAAAAGTCGTCTTTACGTTCACGCCATACGCGACTTTTATCTGAGTCACCTTCTAACATTTCGCGATCCCAGCCGAAAATTGTAGATACACCGTCTTTTAATTTGTCAGCAAAAGATAGTTTTTGATATCCATATTGTTCAACTAATATATCTGCTACTGTGCCTTTGCCACTACCAATTAAGCCACATATACCGATTATCATAAACACTCCTATAAGTTATATTGTTACTATTATATAACCTAAATTAGTGTTTGTCAAGTAGTTTTTGGTAGGATTCTTCAAAACCTTCTTCGTGAAGATATGCTTCATTATTGTTCCATAAGCGGTTAAAGTAACCTGGTGCTGATTGGAGTATTGTTTGTTCGCTTGCGTTGAGATGACCTTTAACCATCCAAAAAAGCCTATAGGCTTCTTTGTGGCTAAATTCTGACATTAACCTATAGTGAATCCATAACCTGTACCACCCGGCACGGCTGTTGAAACTTCAGCTTCTAGTTTTTCCATTTCAGATTGTGCTTCTGCTTTTAGTGCATCACCATTGAGTGCTGAACCACCTTGTGGTCCTGCAATAGTTGCAAACTTACTTCTTGCCTCACCGAGCATGAATTTACAACTTGCAAGTGTGTAGTCTTTTATCCACTG